ACTGCAATAATGGTTGCGTCAACATACCCATTTTCAAATGCTTTCCAATTTCCTGGCAAAGATGTTACAGGGACAGGTTTTACATCTTTCCATGTCATAGGAAGTCTAGCATTCAAAAGTTTATGCTTGATATTCCAATGAAACCCAGGCGCACCTCTAAATCCAGAAGGCATTTTCTTACCTCTTAGATCATCATAACTTTTGATATCTGAGTTATTACGAACCGCAAGGCCAGTTTTAAAGAAATGTAAATTTGCTACAAATCTTAGGTTTTCGTGTTTAAATTTACTGGTACGAATTCCATTATAAGCCCAATTAAGTGATGTGGGATTTGATATACCAAAGTGAACATCACCTTTATTGACCTTTACTGCATAGATAGACGTACCACTGTGAGTACGTGGATAAAGTTTGATACCACTCTCTTTGAGAGCTTTTGAAAGGGCAAGACCAGTTTGGTAGTTTGCACTACCTTTTGTCGTACCAAGAATTAGGGGTTCTGCTTGTGCAGTGGAAATAGCAATGACAATTGCCACTGCTGCGATAACATATTTCATACTATACTCCTTAATGTTATTCAAATCACTATAATTATATATACAACTAAATCAACTCAATTAGATCATTATCTAATTTTATCCAACAATTTGAACAAAGAATTTGAGATTTGCTTATAAGATGAAATATTTCTTGTCTACTTTCTGGATTAACACCAACTCTTTTTGTTATTTTTCTAATATCTGAGTCGTGGGGGTAGAATTTTAGACAAACGGTTTCACTCTCGCCGCAATGTATACAAGATTTGTCATTGAGCCATTCGTTAAGTAACACAATTCGTTTACGATAATTGCGTCTGGCCACCTTCTTTATAGTATCTTTATACTTTTCGTAATGTTCGTTTCCCATATTTTTATTTATATGTTATAAAGCATCTAAAAACGAAAGTTAAGAAGGTAGAAATTATAAATATATTTGAACAACAAAACTCTTAAAATGAGGGAGTAAAGAAATGGGATTTTTAGTTTCTCCTGGCGTACAGGTAAAAGAAATTGATCTTACGAATGTTGTTCCTGCCGTTGCAACATCTATTGGCGCAGTAGCAGGGCCATTTGCCAGAGGGCCTGTGGGCGAAGTTACAACAATCGGTTCTGAAGAAGACCTTTTGCGTATTTTCGGTAAGCCCAATAACTCAAACTTCGAATGGTGGTTTACATCTGCAAACTTTTTGCAGTATACAAACTCTCTTCGTGTTGTAAGGGTTGAATCAGGTATTCTGAACGCATGTTCCGAGACAGGACTTCTAATTCGTAGTTTAGAACACTACGAGGGAAGTTTTGCAGACGGGCAGGGAAGTGTTGGGTCATGGGCCGCACGAACTGCTGGTTCTTGGGGCAATTCGATTGAGGTTTCAATTTGTGCTACTTCTACAGCTTACGAACAAAATATTACAACTACCAACTTTGTAAACGGTGCTGTCTCCGGCGGAGGCACAACGATTACGGTTGACGATGTTGATGCAACAGGACTTGCAATCAATGTAGGCGACATTGTTTCGTTCTTCACCGATAGTGGTTTTGGAACATTTGCCGCAAACAACGTAGGTGTCGAATACGAAGTTACAAAGAGAGACACTGCCAACAATACGATTACAATTCGGAAACTTGATGATCCGAATAGTAGTGGTCTTGCTGGTGATCTCGCAGATAATTCTTATATTAAACGACGCTGGAAATACTATGACTTGTTTGACGGGCCTCCAGGCACTAGTGCTTGGTCAACGGAAAATGGCCGTGGTTCAAATGACGAGATGCATATTGTTATTGCAGATACAACTGGTGACATTACTGGTTTTGCTAACAGTGTCCCAAGTCAAAGAACTACTGCTGTTATGGAAACATATTCGAGAGTTTCTAAAAACAGTGCAGCAAAGACCGCACAGGGTGGATCAAACTATTATGTTGATATCATCAACATTCAGTCTGGTTTTATTTACTGGATGGATCATCTCGGCGCTGGAACAAACTGGGGTTCAGACCTCGTTGCTTCTAACAAAATTTCTCTTAACGGAACAGACGCTACTGGTTCTGATGAGGGAGATGCCATCATCGATGAAACTGACAGTGATTATATCATACAGGACGGGCCAAGTGCTGGTGGTTCATTCACCGCTGTTAATGCACCGACATACGATGATCTAGTTGGTGGAGTAGACGATTATGCTGTAACACACGGCGAACTTGCACTTGCTTATGACAAGTTTGGTGATCCAGAAAGTTTGGACATCAACCTCGTACTTGGTGGGCCAAGTTCTGGTGTAACTGACTCCTCTGGAGTAAGTGGAGACGCTTTTGATACACACGGTACTATGTTGACCGATTTGGTTGAACTCCGTAAAGACTGTGTTGCGTTTATTTCGCCTGCTCGTTCAGACGTTGTTAACGTAAGTGATCCAGTGGTCGCAGTTAATAATGTTAAGAAGGCTTTCGATACACTACCGTCATCCTCTTATGTGGTTTACGATAGTGGTTACAAATATATGTACGATAAGTACAATGATGTATATCGATATGTACCACTAAACGGTGATATCGCTGGTCTTTGTGCCAATACGGATACAGTTGCTGATCCTTGGTTCTCTCCGGCTGGTTATAATCGTGGTAACATTCGTGGTGCAATTAAACTTGCGTTCAATCCTCAACAGGCACAGAGAGATATTCTGTATCGTGCAAGGATTAACCCTGTAACTAACTTCCCCGGCCAAGGTGTGGTTCTCTTTGGAGACAAAACCGCTCTTACTAAACCTAGTGCATTTGATCGTATCAACGTACGGCGCTTGTTCTTGGTTCTAGAGAAGGCGATTGCCACGGCTGCTAAGTTCCAACTCTTCGAATTCAATGATGAGTTTACACGGGCTCAGTTCCGTAACTTGGTAGAACCTTTCTTGAGGGATGTACAGGGAAGACGAGGTATCTTTGACTTTAAGGTGGTCTGTGACGGTAGTAATAATACCGGCGAAGTTATTGACCGAAACGAGTTTATTGGTGACATTTACATCAAACCGGCTCGCTCGATCAACTTCATTACCCTAAACTTTGTCGCTGTTCGAACTGGTGTTTCGTTCAGTGAAGTCGTAGGACAATTCTAGGAAGGAGATGAATCATGGCAATGATCGATGATTTTAAGGCAAACTTGCTAGGTGGTGGTGCTCGTGCTAACCAATTTCGAGTAACAATCACTCCGCCTCCTGGCATTGCAATCGGACTAGATGTTCGTAGGACTTCATTTTTGGTTAGAGGTTCTAACTTACCAGCACAAACTTTGGGTGAAATTGCTATTCCATTCAGAGGTAGAAGTATCTACATCGCTGGTGACAGACCAGAACCAGAAACTTGGTCTACTAATTTCATGAACGATACGGACTTTATGATCCGTAACGCCATGGAACGGTGGATGAATGGTATCAATGATTTGGCTGAAAACACTGGTGTTGTTGCACCAGCTGATTATCAGACAGATTTGACGGTTGAACAACTTGACCGTGATGATACTGTTTTGAAAAGTTACATTTTCAGAAGTGCATGGCCTACAAGTGTAAGTACAATTGAGTTGACAGCTGACGCTGCTGACGCAATTGAAGAATTCGAAGTAACTTGGCGATATCAACATTTTGAAGCTTCAGCAGTGAACTTCTAAATTAAACCTACTAAATAGAAACAGGTAGTAGGAGATATTATGGCTGAACTTTTCGGATTCCGAATAGAACGATCCAAAAAGGACGAGGGTGGTGGACAGACGTTCACCACCCCAACTCCTGATGACGGCACGATGGATGTTGCCGGTGGTGGTTTCTTCGGGCAAATACTAGACGTAGACGGAAGAGAAAAAACTGAATTAGATTTAATTCGGCGATATCGTGATATTGCTCAACAATCAGAATGTGATGCTGCGGTTGAGGATATTGTGAATGAAGGTATCGTTGCAAATCAAAAAGATCAGGCAATTGCTATTGACCTTGATCGTTTTCCGTATTCAGATAAAATTAAACGCAAAGTAAGAAAAGAATTTGAAGAAGTGTTAAGACTCCTTGACTTTGAAGCCAAGGGTCATGACATTTTCAGACGCTGGTACGTAGATGGTCGAGTCTACTATCACAAAATTATCGATACGAAAGACCCTCGAA